ACTAAACGGAAGCCCTGTGCAATAGTTGCGTTAGCAAGTTGAAATTCTTTTGCGATCTTAGCTGCTTGGTTTTCCATAGCGCCGAAGACTGTCTCAGTAGTAAGTAGTCCTTGTTCAGCCATCTTCCTAAGTGCGCCAATACCAACACCAAGTTCATCTGCGATTGCTCTGGCAATACGAGGGGTTTGCTCCATTACAGAGTTTAATTCTTGGCCTCTCAACTGTCCGGCTGCGAGTCCCTGACCCAGCTGTAGAATGGCAGCTTCAGCACTTGCGGCGGAGCCCCCACTAACTGCGATGGCTTTTTGTACTGACTCTGTTACAGCTATTAGGCGGGAGCTACTAATACCCGCTTTGTCCATAGCTCTACCAAAACGGTTAAAAGTCTCTACTGACCCTTCTATTGACCCTCTTGATCTAATTGATACTGTGTATAGCTTATCTAAGGTTTTAGATAGCTCTTTAGTTCGACCTGTGACAAGTGCCACTTTGTTCTCTAACGTGGTAAAAGCATCAGAGGCCTTAGTAATTCTATCTGTACCGAAGGCAAAACTGATTGCTGCCCCGATACCCACTATAGCTTTGTTAATGGTCTTCGCTGTATTAGCGAGAGAGTCCATTGAGGCTTCTAGACGTTTAAGCTCTCTTTTGGCACTCCCCGCATCAGCGGTTACTTTGATTTCTACACCACTCATGTTGTTTCCTTATTTTTGAAAAAATTGCCCCAAACAGAACCCGAAATATTATCAGGACCATCTAGGGCAATTCAGTGTTAGTTAGGGGAGATAATACCAATAGTCGAAAGAACCTGCTCAATAAAATAAGTAGGAGCCTGTTGACTATGGCCTTGGTTTAAATGTACTATGTGTTCAACCTCGTTGCTGATTGTACCAGCGTCTTTGAAGTTTAATTTACTTTTATGGTTTTTCCAACCTTCTCTTGCTTCTCCAGTATCTACTGGGGTAACAATTTTCAGTTGTTGTGTTGCGTAATCTATTCTCTCGTTTACCTCTAACTTGCCTTGCCGCAGAACCTCTTGCTCTATGCGACGTAGCTCTTCTTCAAAGTTAACTACTTTCAGACTTATCTTCATTTTTAGCTTCCAATAACCAATCTATATTACTACCGTCACCCTTAGAAGCTCTAAGCATATTTTCTAAGATGACACCTTTAGGAATAGCTCTATTGTCAACTTGCTTAGATTCTGCGTGTTGCTTTACGGCTCTAATTGTTGGGAAGATGTCTTCGGGAGATCCTTTGAAGCCTTGAGAACTAAGCAACATGAAAGTCCTCATATCTTCTTTATAACCGGGAGGTCTTCTTTTGAGGAATTCCGCCCACCCTAACAGTTCAGTGTAGGGCATATCTCTTTTCAAGATATAAACGGGCATCTTGATATTATATGCAATTTCATACAATATCTCTTCCTCATCAGTTAGTTTCCCTCTGGGTTGTTACCGATGCCTGAGAAGCTCAGAACCTTTTCGGACAGGTCGTTTAGCTCCGACAATGGGAAAGTCGAGAAGTCCTGATCACTAATCTCTGCGGCCCCAACTACGGCAATTCGTAGAATTTCTTTAAGGAGGTTCAGACCTCCGTCTTCGTCTTTAGACTTACCAGCGGCTTTAACAAGCTTCTGGATTTTCATAACTTCTGCAACGGATAGCTTTCGCACGTCTACGTTGTCGCCCATAAATTCTACGGACTTTGTGATGTTCTTACCTACGAGATGTTTCATAATGTTTTCCTTATTAACCTAATTTATCTTTTTCTGTGAATAGTTCGGAGTTGTTGGCTTGAAAGTCATCAAGCATTTTCCGGGTTGAGTGCAATACTGATAGTGTTTCCATGATCTCTTGACCCACGGTTGAGTCGTTATCAAAATCTTGGAAGCGTTCGAATGATTTACGAATACTGATATCTACGCTTCGACGCATATGACGGAATGTCGTACGCATGACGAAGGCTTTACTGAATGGTTTATCTTCCATTGAATCTCTCTTATAATGCGAAGGGCAGGCCCCTCCGAAGAGGGACCCTAGAGAACTTAAGCAGCAGCAATAGTAGCTGGGCCGAAGAACTCGGATTGTGTTGACAACGTGATTGTTGCCGTGTTGGTGTCTGTCAAAGCAGGATTAATCATAATCGCTTCAACTTTACCCAAGAAGTAGAACTCTGTGTTCTCAGCTGCCAAAGTAGCGGCAGAACCGCCAGCTGCGTCTACAGCAGTAGCACACATCATAAAGCGGAATACGAGCGAGTCGTTACCGTTTGCGAGTGTGTGGAAGGCTTCCATGTCAGCAGCAACGTAGTTTACAGTTACTTCTAGTGTTGGAGCGTCGGATTGACCCTGAACCTGCGAAGAGGTCTTTTGACCATAAACAGGAACGTTTACGATGTTTGCAGGTGTACCGATTGCTGGGAATTCACGAACCGAAGGAAAGCGAACGTGGTCTGCGTCTGGTGTACCGGGAGTGGTACCAACAAACAAAGCCGCGCATTCAGCTGCGGTGTCTGTATTCGCTGGGATCGTACCAGTGAAGATGTCGATGTAGGTAAAGATACCTGCACCAAGAGAGGAAATATGTGCCATTAGTTTATTCTCCGAATTTTGTAAATGGAATTAAGTAAGTTGCGCTGTATAGCGACTTGTTGACAAGGTCGAGACCCCCCATACTAATATGGGAAGACTTTAAGATCGTGCCGTTTGGTAGTTGTTTATGTTGTAATACTAAATCTAACAGGTCAGCAATAGCCATAGTTCGGCCTTGACCTTCTCCAGCTTTCACAAATATTTTAACTGCCACTAAGCCAGATAACTCTTTTTTAGCGTCATAGGCATAGTCATTACTACCAGAAGGCATGACACTTAGAAGTGTATACTCTGTTGCTTGTGACTTAGACCCTTGATAGTTAGAAGGGTAAGTAGGGATTTTATTTGAAGTCCAGTTTTCCGAGGAAAATACTGTCTCAATATCTCTCAAGACTAAATCATACATTAAGATTTTTCCTTGACTAGCTGTAAGGTGATTACAAAGCCATCATCATCAAAGTCAGTGATGTTGTACACCTGAGACCCTATTGTCAAAGTATCATAATGATCAACCGCAATAGTAGACTTCATCAGAGCCTTAGTAGTGAAAGGACCATCGGAAGGCTTTGCGGTATTCTCAAGAAATACTGTGACAGTGATGTCAGGGAAGTTATTAGTTTCTACTTCACCGGAAGCAAAGTTATAACTACCAACATCGTAGTTTGAAAGGATTGCCTCTACTGCGAGGTCTCCTATTGCTTTGAAAGCTTTGTCTACGGCCTTCTTAATCTTAGATTTCAGGGACATTAGTTCGCCCTCCACCAAGAAGAACCCATACCACCTCCGCCACGCTTAATTAAGGGGCGAAGGGGCTTCATAACAGCAGATGGCCTCATAGGAGTACGAGAAACATCGTTGTTACTATCTGATAAGCTAATACTGCCTACTGAGATACTCTCAAAGGTTTGAGTAGTACCTGCTAGGAGGTCTTCATTATTTACCAGATGTAGGGCTTGTTCGAACACCGCAACTTTAATCTGTTGTGGTATTTCATTTTCAGCTAGTGAAATCACCATACCAAGGCGATGGTCAGCATAAACAGCATTCTTACGAGGCCAAGCCAAAGACTGAGAAGAACTAATAGCAGAGCCAATCCAAGAATTGTCGTCAACTAACTGTGTAGCTGTGACTAGAGCTTGATCTTTAACATCGTCGGAAATAGAAATCCACTCTGCACTATCGATACGAGTATCAAAGTATAGTGAAGCTTCATCTATAGTTACGTAGCTATTTTCATTGAGAACAAGTGCCATTAGTTCCTCCTAAGTTATTAAGCGTGGAAGATAGGCAGGATGCCCAAGTTCAGAGAGTCCATCTTACGGTCATAAGATGCTTTGTGCTGGTCGGCTGCAACAATGCCTGTACCATTCAGCTTTTTAGCTGTGGTGTAAGCTTCGTCAGAGTAAGCAGAAATTGCAAGCGCAATGTTCTGGAAGTCTGTATTTGTAATAGTCATTTGGAGTAGTCCTTGTTTGATCTATCTATTTATAGATTAAAGTTACCCAGCTTACCTTTTGAGGCAAGAGCTAGAATTTCTGTAGTAGACATTTCACCAATTTTCTTAGTGGTGTCTGTATTAACAACCCCGTTAGGATTGCCTGTACCTCCTCCTGTGTTAGATTTAACACGGAAAAGGAATGAGTTGTCTTCAGAGTCAGCGTAAGCTTTTACGTAGTCCTGAATATTTGAACCTGTTGAGTGCTGCCAAGCACCATCTTCACCTTGTACCAGTTGGTCAACGATTTCACGGCGAGCCATGTCGCGGGATTTTTCGCTTTTAAAGTCCATACCAGCAAGAGCATTTGTCAAGACACTATCACGTTTTAGACCTGTAGTTTCGGTCTTGTACGTTTCAATTTCTTTACGTGCTACTTCCAGTTCTAGTTCAAGGGCTTCTTGTAACTTGCCTTCTTCCTTCATACGAGCGATAGTAGCAGTCTTAGCGGCTGCTTCAGCGTCTGCATTTAGTTTGATAGCGGCGTCACGTTCAGTGGCCATCTTGTCCATATTGTCTTTCATCTTAGCCAAACGGCCAGCGACGATAGCTTCAATTTCTTCTTCAGGCGTTTTAGTTGTTTCTTCTGCTTTTAGTTTTTCAGCGGCTAAGCGTTCAGCTTCTTGCTCTTCAGCGAGAGTTGCAGCTTCAGCAGCTTCTTGTGCAGCAATTTCTTCAGGTGTCATAGTAATTCTTTCTCAAGCACAGCTTGGGGTTATAAGTTATAGTGAGTCACAGACTCGTTCAGTTGTTAGTCAGTATCATAGCTATTACAAATATTATGATAGTTTTATCATGGACCGATTCCATACCAATCGTTTCCAGTACGGATAGGCTCCATAATCTCTTTTGGTGTGATCTTATTAACAGGGTCAATAAGTCCGTCGTCTTTTGCTCTTTGCAGATAAGCGTTGTAAGTGGCTTTCGAAAGGCCAGCTTTACGCATTGCTTTTAGAGTTTTCTCAATAGTGCCTTCTTTAAGCGCATCTGCATAGATTTGCCGGAGGGCCCATTTAGCGGGAACCGCTTTACCTAGGTTTGAAAAGAAAGCATCATGGATTGTTCCAGTGTCTACTTTATTCTTTTTCCCCCAAAGGTGAAATTGTCTCACAATTACAGCATCGTTACTGTGGTTGCCATTAACACCAAGACCAATAGAAGCGTCTTGAATGGATTGACCAGACATTAGCTTACCATCTTTCGAAGGTGCTTCGTATAAGTTAAAGACTTTTTCCCCTGTAACAGGGTCTTTGAAGTCAATGCGGACTTGCTCTTTAACTCGGTATCTTTGCATCATTGTTTTACCATCAAAAGTAACCCAAGGTATATCTACAGACCCAGACTCTTTGACAAAGTCTTTAGCCAAGTCTTTCCAGAACCTAATAAACTTACCAGTTACAGGGACTTCTTCTTCTAGTTTTCTCGACATAATCTTAGAAATCTTATCAAACAAACGAGTACCAATAAGGTCTCCTGTTTCATCTGTAAGCTTAGCTAAGAATGTGTGCATGTCTTCGGAGTTCTTTACTCCATCTTTGAACTCAGCTCTTGCTGTTTCGTATAGAGACTCAGTAATAGAAGTACCTTCTTTTGAAGACAATACTACTTTACGTTTTAAATCTCTCAACTCATCAATTCGAGCCCAGTTCTTTCTGTCCATTTCAAAACTAATCTTGGCATCAATAGCAGACTTAAACTTATCAACCTCTTTAGTAGAGATCGCAATCTTACCTTTAGAAGCTAGAACTTTAGCAAACTGGTTAGCTACGTTAGCAGCTTTAGTTGCGTCTCCAGCACCATAAAAGGCAACCATGTTTTGATTCTTAGCAGCCTTCATAAGATCTGTCCAGTCTAAGTCCAACTCCGCTAACTCAGGGATAGCGAGAAAGTCAGGATCTTCCACTGTACGTTTAGCAATTTCATCATAGAGTCGCTGTTTCCTTGGAGTCTGTAGAACGTTAGAAAGCTCTGCAGCTGCACGATCACCAGTAGAAAGAGAAATAATCTGAGCACCAGAGGAACTAGCGTCATTCTCGATCATCATCTTAGTTTTGTATTTAGAGATTCGAGTCAGGTCTTCAGGTGTCCAACTGGTCTTGTCAGTTGTCATCTTACCTCCCATGTGATTATAGATACGAGTGTACTCGAGAGCTAACCGAGCAAGCTTACCTACTTCTTTATCTTCAGTAGCAGCTACAAGCGGATTAGAAAGGAACTCCTTAACTCTCCGGTCGGGCTGTGTTGTGCTTAGCATAGAGTCACCAATAGCGAGGAGGTTTTTCTCTTCGTCTTGGAAAGACTTCAGTCTACCCTTTAGTGTTAGAGTGTTCAAAGGGCTACCAACTAAGGCTCCGATCTGAACTTGAAGTTCTTCAATAGCATCAGCATCGATCGCAATAGCTTTTTCAGTGTTTAAGAAAGGCCTTACAGCTTCTCCTTTTGTAGGTGTCAGCAGACCACGGTGGTAAACTCGACCACGGAAGTCAATAGAAGCATCTACAGAGAAAGCTTGATTACGTTTTCTGTGGTATTTAGCAGTAGCTAGTACGCCACGACCATCGTTACCACGAGACAAGAATAACTTTTTCCATTCATTTACACTATCCCACTTCTTAGCTTCACCACGTTTGTCATTGAAATAAATAACACGTTCAGCAAAATCAAAGAACTCGTTATCAACCTCATACTTAGAGGAGGTAGCGTGGTTCAGCATTGTAGCCATGTCGTTATCTATTTGATTTTCATCGTAGTCAGCGTAGACCTTATCTGAAACCACAGGCATTGAGGTTTTACGGTCACGAGCGTCAAAGTATTCTTTGTGCCCAGCCTTAGCATAAATCTTATCACGCGGGTGGTAAATACCAAATCGTCTAGCTGTACGGGATTTCTCCGATGTAATCTGTAGCTGCCTCATTGGGCCATTAATAATTGTTAACTGTCGAGTTACGTTAGTGCCTCGTAGTGACTTATCACCAGAAGGCAACCCCGTAGCTAAATCTATAGGAGATGAAGTACCAATATCACGTAGAGTGGTGGTACGGATCATGCCTTGCTTCTCTAAAGAGTTAATAACACGACTACCATCTTTGTGGAAGTCTTTTAAGCTCTTTGAGCGGAAAGGGTTTAGTGCACCTAGCTCTTCATCAAATATCTGTCCGATTTTAATGGCCAACATATCGTAGTCAGCGCCATCAGCGGTAGCAATAGCTTCCATTGACTTAGCCGTTGCTTTGATAGTTTTGTCTTTTAAGTTATCTAAGGACTGAGTACGATCTTTAGCATGTAGAAACTCTAAATCCAGGAATTCACGAAGCTTGCCCCGTGTTTTACTGATTTGTTGCTGCATCCAGGAGTCGGAAGGAGGCCTCGTTGCAAAGAAGTTTTGTAGTTTAACCTTTAAAGAGTATCCCGGAATTGCTTCTAACAGCTTGTTAGTTAGTTGTTTACGAGAAGGGTACAGCTTAATAATAGGCTGTGCGTAAGCTGCTAGAGGGGCCTTACCATTGAAGTAGGCCTTAGTAGCTAGTTTTACGCCTTCTTTACCGCGCCATGTCTCAATGTAGCGGTTATCATCGATTTGAGAATCAACAAGTTCAGAAATAGTATACTTCTTGTTAAACAAGTAAACAGCGGGATCGTCATCTAGTTTAGTCGTTAGACCTCCAAATAGCTTACCACGGTCAGCACTACGGTTGAACATGAGAGTACCAAGATCCTGAACAGCGTTAATTGTGAATTTGCGCATTACAGAAGTAGGTTTTAACCATGCTTCGCCTGTTTGGTTATAGCGAGTAAAGGTTTGACGTAGAACATCAGTAATTACAGCCCTTTGGTTAATAGAAATATCTCTACCTAGTTCTTTAACAAACTTAGCAATAAACTCTTTTTGAGGTTTTTCTAACAAGTCACTATCGGCTACACGAGCTAAACGCTCTGCGAGGATTTCTGGTTCTTGTATCTGTAAATGACGACCTGCACCACTTGTGTAGTCAGCACCTTCTGCATTCATAACAGAGCCTTCACGGCTACTTTTGAATGACCTACGGCTACCTTGCTTCTGAGATAAGGAGTTGCCTTTAAAATCAGTTAGAGCTAAGGCTTGAGCGTTCTCTGCGGCATCATTCTTAAAGTGAGCACGTAGAGTTGCAATGTTAGCATTAGAGCCCATTAACTCTTTTGGAGTCGAAAAGCCTAAAGTAATGTTGCTTTCGTTCTGAGCAGTAGGCCGTTTTACTGTTTGATTAGCACGACGCATAAGACCCATGAGAGACAGAGCCTTACCAATAGGTGATACAAACTCATTCGCTTCTAACTTACCTTGTTGGAATAACTTTGCTTGGCGTTCACCACCTAACATCTTAGTCTGAACCGAAGTACCTTGCCCACGAAGCCAGTCAGAGTAGCTTTTTATCTTAGCTACAACACCTGTTAGTTCGGAGTTTGGAATGTTATTCAAGTTTCTAGGCTTTATGTTCTTTGAGTTTAACGCTAGAAGGTCAGCCTTTTCCTTTACAACAGGAACCATAATAGAACGACAGTTAAAATGTAGAGGAGGTTGATAACGAGTATCACCAAGCTTGTAGACTTTACCGTTGTGGAAGCTACAGATAGCGCTAGTACGTCCATCAAGAATAGCTGTAAACATAAACCCTTGAAGGATTTCTTTGTTCGCATCCATGACCTGATTTAAGGCTTGGGTCTGTACACTAGTCATCGAGGTTCTTGTCAGGGTTCTTGCTTGATGCTCTGTGATCTTGGTAGTTCTTAGAACATCTTTTATAATTTCATCTTGAGATAGCCCTTTTGCTAGGCCACCTTTAACTTTAGTTTGAATACGCACTAACTCACCTGAAGAGATATTAGCTAAGTTGCCATTGACTGTCCTGACACCTTTAATGTTAGGACCAGTGATTTCAGCAGAGAAAGCCTTCCACAAAAACAACCTCGACGCAGAAATTAAGAAATTCT